GCACGGGTGGATCAACAAGTTGGCGGTGGAATTCATAGCCGAATTCTGGGCACCAAACAAAATATTCCCAACTATAACGTGGTGTATGGGCGAGGACATGAAGATTCGAGTCTTCTTTGCATCAACTTTGGCTTGCTCACGCAACTCAGTTTTGAGGGTGGCAGAACAGACAACGGGCACCGAAGTGTCGCCTCGTAATAGGCGAACGGTCCATTCCTTTATAGTGCCATCCCAGAAGGCGATAATAGCTTCTTGCTTCGTAGAAGTCCAATAGAAGAAAGGAAAGCCAGGACTCTTGTCCATGGTCAAGTAGTCGATAGCCTGCCAGAAAGACCAGGGATCTAATTCGACAAACAATTTTCCCCACTCAAGGTCAACCAAATCCTGCAAACGAAGCAGTATCTGGTCATTGACTAGAACGAGATTTTTGATACCTTTCTTCAAGCCATTGAACATCGCTTCACCTGACATGTCTGTAGGGACATAATTCGAGTCAGGAGTTACTCCAATCGGTTTAAAATCGGAGTCCAAGTATTTTGATTTGCCAAAAGGTCTCGCGCCGAATTCAGCACAAACATCATAGTAAGTGTTAACAAGATCGTGAATCGGACCATCGCGAGGACCACCGGGTCGAGGAATGCGGCGCTCAAAGCGCAGCAATTCCTCGACGTTGGCCGGATATCTCTCTATAGGGTATTTGCACCCACAAGCTTCGTGGGTGCAGCCAGGGAGTTTTTTGACTTCACTTGGTTTTGAGCGGTCACAAAAGAGGCAATTGGATGTATAGCAAGATGCACGTTATGAGAAACGCCATCACCTGCCTGATAGTGAATGCCGAGAATCTTCCCGGTCTTGGATGAAATGACAAGAGAACCACAATCACCACTTGTCGTGTACAATGTGGTGGTGAATTCGTAGACAGCTTGGTTGTTAGTGTCGCGGTTGTAATGTGACTCTCGAATGGTGTCTTGGACAGTGCCATTCGGACACAACACGCGATCAGCGTAAAGGAAGCATTGCTCTCCTTTGTCGATAGTTTGAGCTAGCATTTCCAAACGCAACCAACTATCTTCTGAGTAAACGTCATTTGAGAGGAATGAACCCCCCACCCAGACCAACTCTGAATTAGGGACTGGGATTTGCTGAAAGCCGGATACAACTGGGAACTGGCCATCAGGGTTGCGTAGCGTT